CGCGGCCCGTAGCGCTGCCTCCAGCGAAGACAAATGCTCCTCTAACACGATGATCTTCCGTGTCCGCGAGTTTCGCAGCACGGCTGAACTTAGCAACGGACGACGCCCACAGATCGTCCGCGCACTGGATGACCTCGGCAACATGCGGCGGCACTTCATCAGGGTTCTCCTCGGCTAGGGATAGCAGGTTGGCTCGCACGGTCTTGTCGATGGACATCTTGCCCACGTCATCCTTATAGACGGTGGCGAGCTTGATGGCTTGCGGACCCACACGCTCCAGCACCCACTCGCGCATCTTGGGCGAACGCACGGACTGCACGGCACCCTCGGTGATTTCGCGCACGAGGTCTTGGATTTCGGTCAGTTCGGCGGATGCGTAGCGCACCGCAGCCTCGGCCAGCGGCTTGTCCAGCAGGACGCCTCGGTCGTTGATGCGCTCGTTGACGTGATAGTCGGACAGTTCCTGATCGGACAGCGGGCGCTGCGTAGCGGCTAGCGCACGCATGGCGCGGACATCCTGCTCGCAGTAGGCCACCATCTCGGCCATCAGCGCGGCATCCTCACGGAAGGTGCCGTCGCCCTGCGGCAGGCACAGCAGCCGGATCAGTTGCTTGCCACGGTGGTCCTTACGCATCCCAGCGCCAGCGAAGCGGCCAGCGTCCTCAAGGTTGCCGGGCGCACAGTTGGCGCGGGCCTGCGTGGCCGTGCAGTAGAACTGCTCAAGGTCATAGTCGATCTGGAGGACGTACCAGAAGATCAGGCGCTCGAAGGCGGCGTTGTGCGCCCTGATCTGCCCCTTGTGGTTCTTGACGCGGGCAGGGAACGGTTGCCCCGGCACCCACGTCTGGACGTCCTCGTCGTCGAAGGCGTAGGACATGCACAGCACGTCGGTGCTGGCGTCCTGCGCGTAGTTGTAGGCTCCGTAGGCTGGAAGATCGCAGCGGCTACGGGTTTCAAAGTCGATCCAAAGTATGCTCATTAGACTTGCGCTACTCGCCGGGGTGGGGGAAAGGGAAAAACCCACCCCGGCTTTCGCTCTCCTGATTAAGCGCTGCGACGGCGGCGACGCGGCGCGTCCTCATCAGGAGCTTCGACTTCGGGGTCGGCCCTCACGTCTTCCCCGGTCGAAGCGGCTTCCCCGTTCATGGACGCCCAACGGACGACCTTGAAGATGGGGGTGTAGATGCGGCCATAGGACTTGTGCTGGTAGTGCGCCTTACCCAGCGACACGACGGCCACAGGCTTGGTCTGGTCCTTGTCCACCTGTTCGGCAATAGCGACGGCCAGTTCTTGAGCCGCACGCTTGCCGCCGACCGAGGTCACGGTGTAGCGGGCGTCCAAGCCCTCGTCTTCGCCGTTGAGGCACTTCAGGCTGAAGCCCACCTGCTTCTCCCAACCACGCTTGGCTCCTGCGGGTGCAGGGTCCAGTTCGGGCAAAGGCTCGGAGATGGAGCACATCTTCTCACCGAGAACCTCGCCATCACCCCAAGCAATGTAGCCGTGGACGAAGGAGAACGGATTGATAGCCCACAGGCTATCGTCCTCGATCTCGGTCTGATCCGCGCCGAACACCCAGTGGCCGGTCTTGTCCATCTTGAGGATGGTCACGCCAGCACCAGTGTCTTCCTTGATGGCGCGGAGGGCAGTCGAAAGCGACTGGACGGATGGCAGCGAACCGCCGCCGAAGTTGATTAGATCGTTAGACATGACTGTATTTCCTACGACTGAAGTTTGGACAGCGCCGACATTAGCTGCTGCCCGATTTGAACCGCGTCAGGCCGGGGATCACTCGCCGGGGCTAACGTGGAACCTGATGATACGGCGACCACTAGGCCGTCCGCAAATGGGATTTTCGCCTTCTTCAGCAGTTTTTCGGCTGCTGCTGGCGAGATGATCTTTTCTTCGTATGCCTCAATACCGGCGCCATGAAGGAACATCGCGGCGTCTACAGGGTCGGTCCACTGACGGATCGCCCGCTTGTTGACCAGCTTCCAGCCGGGGACAGGCTGACCGGACTCGATCAGGTTCTGCGCCAGACCTTTCAGGTCGCTGATAAACTGCTCGATCATGGGCACCTGCTCCAGATAGTATCCGATCTGATCGACAGGCATGGCTTCCAGCTTGGCCTGCACGGCGCGGTCTACAGCGCCGGTCAGGATCGGGCAGATCGGCTTGGCAGGGCACCAGCGGCAGTGTTCGCCATGCGCCATAGGCGCGTCGGGCTGACGTGACAACTTGACGGCCCGCAGCAACTCGGTCTCGAACTGGGCCACACGGTCTGGCGTCGTCATCCAGCGCCGAACGTAGGGCGGCTGCACGATCACGAGTTCAACCTCGGTCACGCCCTTGAACAGCCATTCCAGCCCCGGCGTCCGCATGGCGGCGGCGGTGTAGAACAGGTGCTGGGCGTTGTTCTCGACCTCGACGGTCACGCCATCTCCGAACTTCCAGTCCAGCACGATGACGCGATTGCCGATCCGGCCAAGCAAGTCGGCGCTGCCGAACACGCCGGGTAGGAAGTCACCGAACGAGACGCTGCTCTCGACAGCGAACTCCATCGTCTTGTCAGGGTCGATATCATCCAACGCTTTGAGGGCGGGGATGAGTTTGCGCTCCAGCAGGTCTTCGGTGAACTCGACATTTTCGTACTTGCGACCAAGGAACTCCGCTGGCGACGCATCCGTCTCCAGCACTTGCGCGATGATGTCGTGAAGCAGCGTGCCCTCGTCGGCGTAGCTGCTGCTAGGTTGGGGTGGCATCGTGTCAACCAAGGCAACCGAGCCAGGGCAGGCGATGACGCGCTTGGCGGATGAACCGCCGACGATGCGACTATGTGCAGCCATTTAGTGAACCTTCCTTTTGTGTTTGAGCGGCCACCTTACAGGTACACAAATCTTTTGCAAGTCGGTTTACAGAAATAATTTACATGCTAGAAAGGGGTATGAAAGAAAGCGAAATCGAGACGTACTTCTGCTGGGCCGTGATGCGGCTAGGCGGCGTCACCTACAAGTTCAAGTCACCCACCCAGCGCGGCGTGGCCGACCGGATCGCCTGCCTGCCAAACGGTGCGACGTGGTTTGTCGAACTCAAGCAACCCAAGGGGCGGTTGTCTGCGCTCCAGAAGGAGTTCGATCTGGAGATGCGGTTCACTAACCAGCATTACGCCGTGCTGTGGACCAAGCCCATGATCGACGACTGGATGGTTCATGTCTGCTCTTAAGCTGCGGGCATACCAAGAGGAGGCCGCAACCTTCCTCTATGAGCGCGACCGCGCCATGATCCTAGCGCCGGTCGGCGCGGGCAAGACCGCGCTCACGCTGACGGCCATGCAGGAGATGATCCGCGACGGCCACGCCAAGCGGTGGCTCGTGGTGGCCCCCAAGCGCGTCTGTACGGACGTCTGGCCTGTCGAGGCACCCAAGTGGTCGGGCCTCACGCCAGCCCTTGCAGTGGGCGCTCCAGCGCAGCGTGAGGCGGCGCTAGCAAGCGACGCCAGCGTGGTCGTCATCAACTACGATAACCTTATGAAGCTGAAGACGCTTGAAGGCTTCGACGGAATCGTCTTCGACGAGTTGACGCGGCTCAAGAACCCTAGCGGCGCACGGTTCAAAGCGCTCGACGCCCTGATCGACAGCGTGCCGATCAGGTGGGGCCTGACTGGCTCGTTCACTAGCAACGGGCTGGAGGACGTTTTTGGCCAGTGCAAGATCATCGACCGCTCGTTGCTGGGGCGGTCCAAGGGTGCGTTCCTCCAAACCTACTTCGTCTGCACCAACCGCGACTTTGGCGACTGGTCGCCGCGCCCTCATGCGCTAGCCAAGGTCATGGAGAAGATCCGACCCGCCACCTACGTTCTAGATGCGGGCGAGTACGCCGACAAGCTGCCGCCGCTGCATCTGGTCGAGGTGGCCTGCGACCTGGACGACCGCAAGCCCTACGAAACCATGAAGAAGCAGTTCGTGGTCGAGTTTGCGCAAGGCGTCATCACGGCCAAGACTGCCGGCACGGCCACCAACAAGCTCCAGCAGATGGCGTCGGGGTTCGTCTACAACACGACGCGGACGGCAAGCGCTACACCCGGCAAGTTCAATACGACGCAAGATGCCATCTGGTTCAGTCAAAGCAAGTTTGACAGGCTTGAAGAGTTGCTAGCCGAGAACCAGCGCGACAACACCCTGATCGTCTACGAGTATCAGGAGGAGCTAGCCGAGTTGAAGCGCCGCTATCCGCAGGCCCAGACGCTTGACGACGACCGCGCCATCGAGCGCTGGAACGCGGGCAAGATCGAGATGCTGCTGGTCCACCCCAAGTCGGCTGGACATGGGCTGAACCTCCAGTTTGGGGGCCACAAGATCGTGTTCGTCTCACTGCCGTGGTCGCTGGAACTGTTTGAGCAAACTATCGGACGGCTGCACCGCAGCGGCCAGACCAAGCCGGTCTGGTGCTACGCGCTGCTATCGAATAAGACAATCGACTGGACGATCTGGGCGCGCCTGAGAGACAAGCGCGACCTGTCGGACATAGCTCTAGAGGAACTGAAGAATGGCTGAACAAGTCACTTGGCGCTGGCTGAACGCCAACGCATACCGCATGACCGAGGACGAGGTTCAGACGATGCTGGAAGACGAGATGGTTGGCGCTCGCCGTCCAGACATCATCCGCCGCCTGCATCAGCGCTACTCCGCGCTGCGGACAGCGCGGGAGCGCGACGCCTTGATGGCTCGATTAGGTCTCCATGCCGAAGCGTAAGCGCCTAGCGCGGCCAAGCCTTCACGGTCAGCCTGTGGCGCGTGGCGCAGTCTTCATACGCACTCAGCACGCCGACCTCCCACTCTAGGCGAGCAGGGTCAATGGCTGGTTGCGGCGGGATCGGCAGACTTGGGCACGGCGAGGCTAGGTTCGCCGGTAGCGACATTGGCGTCACGGACACCGTTGACGAGCAGGCTGTACATAGGGTCAGGCAGAGCGCACTCAGCAGGAACAGCGGGAGCGTCGCGGTAAAATTCCTTGATGGTGTTGGTACGCTGGACATTGACGCTGGAAACACGCCTGCGCTCCTCTTCATATTGGGCTGATATAGTGTCGATCTTGCCCTGCATGACGACACGCTGCTCTTCTGCGGCCTTGTACGCCTTGACCGCAGCAGACTTGGCCGCGCCGTCTCGGATGGCGTAGCCGGTAGCGCCGCCGCCGACGACCAAGCCAACGGCCACGGCAATGGGGGCGATCAAGTTGTTCATGGGCGAACAGGCCCGTCGGGGACAAAGGCCGCGATTGCCCCAACGGCCATAGAGACGTAGGACCACGGCGCGACTAGGGCAGAGGCTGCTGCAACGCTGGTGCCGATCAGCAGCCAGGTCGAGCGTTCGCTAAGGCGGGCTTTGATGAAACTAAGCATCTTTCGGCGGGTCCGGGTAGGTGGCTGACGGAAGTTGGATGTGCGGCGCGTCCTTGAAGGTCTTCCAGTCGTAGCCGAACTCGACCTTGACGCCGACGTCCTTAGCAGCCTGCCTGAAGGCCGTAATAAGCCGGTCATACAAAGGCCAGTCCCAGCGAATGGAACCCGCCACGAGCGGCGCTACGTCGATGGCGAAGCCATGAATGTGGCGAGACTTCATCGTCTTGGACGCGCCCGACGCGAATAGCTCCTGCTGACGCTTGATGGTGCGAAGACCCTCAATGACCGTGAAGTCTAGCGGCGAGATCTCAAGCGCTCGCATGACGACCTCGACCAGATCGGGATGGACGCCGGTCAGGTTAAGGCGAGAGCGCTGGCTAAGGTGGAAGGTCATGTGTTTATGACGCCCTTACCGGCCACAAGAAGCAGCATCCCCACAACGACAACGCCAATGAACCAAAACACCTTTTCGGCCACAGATCGACCGATCTGCTCGTAGACCTTGACGATGGCTTTCTGAGCGGCGCGTTCCGCGATGGCATCTACTTCTGAATCCGTCAGTTTCTCAGGCATGGTACGCACTCACTTAGCTAAAGCGTTACTGGGAGAATTGAGATTAGCCACGCCTCGCGCTGCAAAGCGAGCCATTGCATTTGAACTGGGAACAGCAGCGCGTTGACCGCCGCGCATCAGTGCAGCGACGCGGGCAGCATTGGCTGCGGCTAGCTTGTTGGCTGCGGCTTTTGAGGTTAGCGTTGTCGCCGCGCCTAGCACCGCGGGCACACCGCCACCCGCCGCGCCGCCAGCAAGATACGCCGCCGACTTTATCGCGCCGGGGATGTTGGCCCCAGGCGCAAAGGAACCGATGAATTGAAGGACGTCCACGCCGCCTTTACCTGTGGCAACATCTTCAATCATTTTGCGTTCTGCATCAGAAAAGCCACGCATACGAGTTTTGCTCTTAGCCAAGGTTCTAAATTCGCCTTGAAGCGCGGTCGCCGGGTCGGATTTAGACAGACTAGCGCGTTTAATGATGTCTTCTATGGTGTCGCTCTTGCTCATTTGAGACCAGAGTTTGCGCGCCTCATTGATGGCCGGAATTGCGACTTCAGGCTTGCCCGAAACAACATTTTTGTTGTTAGAAACAAAATCATCCAATTTGTTTTTTACGGTGTTGATCAAGCGCAATTCACCCGCGTCCGAGCTAGGCTTGGACGCTGCCTGATTAACCACCAATCGAAGCGTGGCTAAATCTTTGAACGACTTAATCGGCTTCTCAATGTCAGAGACCAGCCTTTTTACCGCCGCAGAAGTGTTGGGGTGCAGATCAATGTCAAAGCCTTTGTCACGCAAAGTTTTTTGAACATCATCCACAAACCCACTGTAAGCCGCAGGGGAAAACACAACGCCAGCGTCTTCGGCTTTCTTGTACGCGGTCTGCGCTAGGGCTTTTAGCTCGTCACCCGTCTTGGCAATAATTGGAGCGGTCTTCTCGGCTAGCAAGCCGAAGCCTTTACCAACAACCTGACCGCCAACGGTGCCCAAGGCATTGACGCCGACGTCCTGCGCCACTGTTTTTGCGGTAGCAAGCGGCGACGCTGACTTTTTAGGGGCCAAAGCGTTTTTGGCAATGTCGTAGATTTGACCGCCGATACCCGCGCCCAAACCTACGCCAGCGGCTTCAGTGGCAATGCCGCCCAAGCCTGCGGTAGGCACAGATGCGGCTAAAGCGGCGGGAGCCGCAATAACACCACCAAGAACGCCGCCGCCTAGCGTAGCCAGTTCGCGGCCACGCGGGCCAGATATGTAGTCGACCACGGCGTTGCGTCGGGCGGCGGGAATCTCGCTTGACGCAGGTTCGGGCGCAGCAACGGTTTCTTCCGTTGCGGCCATTTCTTCTTGACGCTTAAGCCTGTAGGCGTCGCCTATCTTATTAAATTCGGGCGTGCCTTCTTTGTCTTTGTTTTTGACAATCCATTCGGCGTATTGCGCGGCAGTTGCCATGCCTATTTCCTTCCGCGATTAAGGATGGCGTCGGCTTCATTGTAAAGTTTTGCGTTGGGCGACGCAGCAGCCGCAGGCTGGGCACCAGACCTGGCTTTTAAGACGGCTTCGTACCAAGCGTTATAGTGCTGCTCAATTTTTTTAATCGACTTCTTAAGCTCTGTTGGCGACAGTCCTTGGTCAAGGCTGGCAACGGTCGCTTGCAAAGCAATAAGTTCTTTAACGGCGACCTGACCGAGCGCGCCGCCGGTAGGTGATGCGTCGCGCATTTTTTGAAGTTCATCAAAACCAAGGTTGGCCTTGATGGTTTCCAACTTTCCAGCCAAGTCTCTGGCTTTTGTGCCGCCGACGCGGGAAGCAACTTCACCAATAACGCCGGTTGTGGTGGGGCCAATTAACTCGTCGGCCTCTTTTAGCGCCCCGCGAATACGACCTATTTTTTCGTCTTGCGCTGCTGCAACCACGGTAGGGTCAGGCGGTGCCTTACCGGGCTTACCGGGCCTGCCAGCCGCAGCGGGCGCGTTAGCCGAAGGACGTACACCGCCGCCGCCCGTAGCGGCCCTAGCAGGCGCAGCGGGGCGGGCGGCGCGGGTAGCCTCCATGCGTTCACCAATCATGCCTTGAACTTCAAGTTGGGTGTCGCGGTTGGCTTGGGCGTTCACCGCGTCTTGAGCGCCCTTTAGCCCAAGTTGCGCCTTTTGAAGAAGGTCTGCAAACGCAGCGGGGTCGTTCGCTGCTGCGGCAATCTGAGCGCGGGGTTGTTCGGGCGTCACACCAATCCGGTCGAAATATTCTTGTAGCGTTGGATCGCTATGATTCTGCTCGTGCCACTGCATGAACTGTTCAGGTGTCCGCACACCCTCAAGCCGGAACCGTGCGTTGTCCATCGCGGAACTTACGTTGGCGTTAAAATCCTTGGCTATGTTTTGGCGCTTACCTTGCGCCTCCAAATCGGCGTTTTGCATACCGAGGATTTTGCCGCCCAAGCCAAGCTGCGCCGCGCCTTCCATCACCCGACGCATATCAACCCGTCCAGTTTTGGCGTCGTATGCTTGGGCGTACAGTTTGTTCACCGCTTGATCTTCTAGCGCTGTTCGTTGCGCCAGAGCGTTTTGGCTTTCGGCGTTTCGCATAGCCAAGGCATTGGATTGCACTTGCTGACGACGCGCTTGTGTCTCCAGCGGATCGTTTAGCTGAATGGGCTTAAACGCAAGGGCGATGTTGGGGTCGAGAGCCATGTGTAGCTACCTACTAAAACGGTGTTTTCGCCGCTATGGCGTTCCATGAATTGGTAAGGCTAGGGTTAGTCGGCCCGTAGTTGCCGCCGTACATGCCGGTGTATTGGTTTACTGCCGTGCCTAGTGCGCTCGTCAATGCGTTAGCTTGGCCCATATAACCAGACGCACGAGCATTACCCGCGCCCAAAGCGTTCTGGCCGAGATCTGAACCCAGTTGGCCTGCGGCTTGCGTGAGCGTATTGGCCCCCGTCTGTCCTGCGCCCATTAGGCTCTGAAGCGGATTGAGTTGGTTAGCGCGGTTGGTCTGGTAGCGGTTGAAGGCGTTCATGTACTCTTGGCTACCCATGTCTTGGCCGTAGCGCTGTGCAGCCTTCATAGCCCCGCCAGAGAGCAGTCCACCACGAGCGGCGGCTGTACGGTCGAGCGCCTTGTTGCCTTCGGCCAGACGGAAGGCGTAACCGGGGTCGGTCGTAAAGTCCTGCATCGTGAAGTCGCCGGCATACTTGCCGTAGCCCGCTTCACCAGGCGCTCCAGACAGGCCAAGGTACTGCATCAACTTGTTCTGCGCGGAAAGACCCGCTTCGCGAAACGGCGCTTGCAGTTCGACCTGCTTGTCGAACATCTCACGCTGTAGCGCGGCAGACTGATCAGCGGCTTGCGTCTGTGCTTTGGCGGCTTTGCTGGCCGCAGAAGATCCTACGATGCCGCTAATTGCGGCGGACCCTATAATTGCAGCGGCTACGAAAGTCATGAAAGCACCTCGACAGGCTGGATCTTCAGCTTGTTGCTATGTCCAAACATAGCATCTGGATCAATTTCTACCAATTCGTTTTCTGCGTCGTCTACGGTAGCGGCGTCTGTGCAGTGGAAGGTGACGCACAGGGCGTCTGTGACCGCGTAGACGGCCCTTTTCGTGCCGGGCTTACTACAGATCAGCCGAGGCCCTGTGACCTCCTCTGCGCCGCTGTCCGTCGTGATTAGGACCGTACCGTGGACCACGTAGTAGAAGTGTTCCTTCTTGTGGACCTTGCCGACGATCAGAGCCCCCGCCACGCGAAAGACCTCACGGCAGTACATCCCGCCGTGGAACGTGTGCGTGGTCTCAGGCTCGTATTGCGCGTGCTTGGAAATGGCCTTCTGGAGCGCCTTGACCTTGCCGCGCATGTTGCGCGGGTTGGGTACGGTGAACTCGTATTGAGCCACATCCACTAGCTAATCTCCCGCCCGCTGGCGCGGATGTTGATAGCCGCCGCCGTACCGGCAATCGTCGAGATGAACCCGCTAGCCGCAAGGGCCGCGCCCACCAACTCAGGGAACGTGTAGGTTTCGGCAGGCTGAAGCGTCTTGGTCTTGACGATCAGGTTCTGGTTGCCCGACGTGTCCGCGCCCGTCACGAGGTTGACGCTGATCGTGGCGTTGGCCGCGCTGTAGTTGGTGGCCGTGAACTTGTCGATGATCGTGGTGACGCCCGTCGCGGTGTACTGCGTCGTCTGTGTGGCTTCCGCGATCTTGGCGGGGATGAGAACTTTAACGGTGACGGTCATGGGTAACTCCTAATGGCTTAATAGTCAGCGTAACCGGCAGGCTTGGTCGACATGCCCTTAACCGTGCCCGCCGCAATCGTGACCGATCCGCCAGTGCCGTTGTAGAACTTGACCTTCACGTTGTTATCCGCGCTGACGTAGCCGTACAAGTTCAAGCCTAGTAGGTCGAGCGAGTAGGACAACGATACATAGTCGCCCATGCGTGCACCTGGCATCGAAATGTCGGTTGTCGAGGTGCTACCGTTGGTGATGGTCGCGCCTGCGAAGGCGACAGAACCAAAGACGTTGGGACCAGAAAAACTATACGCCGTGCCTAAGATGTTAGTTGGCGCGGTCTTGTTGCCTTTGAAGTTGTTCCCAACAAGCATGTTGTAACTGGTGGCGCTGCTGTTATCGGCGTAGCCGTAGGTCTGTGTCCCACCCGCGCCCGACGTGTCAAAGCAGCGGTTGCCAGAGATGACGCACTCGCTGCCTTCATAGAAGACCGCCGACACCGTGCCAGACAGGGCGCTAATAGCAGGAGAGTTGACCGTCAGACCGTTGTTGAAGAGGTTGTTGTTGGCAATTATGGTTTGCTTGCCTGCGTTCGTGATGCCGGTTCCGCCGTTGGCGTAGATCAGGTTATCAGAGATGACCGACCACTTGCCCCAGTTTTCAATGCCCAGACAAACCGTGCTGTTTACGTCGGTGCCGCTGCCGTTCGTAATTACGTTGTTGGTAATGATGTTTGAGTAGGCGTTAGGGTTGGCTTCTACCGTGATGCCGCCGCCAAACTTAAAGGTGTCGATCTTGTTGCCCGAAACAACGCAGGAGTACCCCGACAAATTCATGGCGGAGTTTTTCATGTAGTTGTTCAACACCCGTGCGAAAGTCACGGCACCTGAAAAGGTGGAAATGTTGATGGCTTGGTTTTGCGTGTTAGCCGCCGTTGTTTTCTGAATGAAGTTGTTGCTTAGTGTGAATCGGTTGCCCGTGTTGATCGCAATGCCGAACTTGTCCATCTTCAACAGGCGGCAGTTGTCGATAACAAAGTCATCGCACGTAAACAGGGTCAAGATGACCGACGACGCCGACGTCATGTCGTTGAAGTCGAACGCCATGTCTTGAACCAAGAACTTTGACTTTGTGCTCCAAGACACTAGGTAGTTGTTCGTAGGCGTGGCCGACAGTTTGACCGTCGTAGCGCCGTTGCCGTCGCCAATCCATTCTTGATTGCTAACGCCAGTAAGGCCCGCCGCGCCGACCATGTAGATGCCCGCAGGCCAGTGAAGTTGGCTAGCACCGCTGTTGATGGCGAGTTGCAGCGCAGCGGTATCGTCGGTAGTACCGTCGCCCGTGGCCCCGAAGTCTTTGACGCTGACATATTCTTGGAACTTGGTGTTGACCGTGCGAGCGCTTGCGCCCGCCAAGAACCCGCTAGCGTTGGACTGCTTGAAGCCAATGAGCGCGTCGCCCTTGGTGTTGTCGGACGTGTTGGCAAGCGTAGTGTAGACGCCCGCAATTGCTGCGGCGAAATCGTTTATGCCGGCGATGTTGTCGTAGGTGCCTATCGTCACGTCGAGGGCGGTGTTCAGCACAAACTTGTACGACACGCCCTCTGGCAACCAGACCTCGTTGTCGAGCCGTCCAGCGGAGTTTAGGATGATGGGGTTGGTGTTAGCCACCAGACCCGTGCTTGACGTGTACGACGCTTGTGGGGTCGTGGAGCCTGCTAGGTAGGTGTACAGCTTGCCGCCAGCCAAAGGCACGCCGCTGTTGCTGAAAAACTGCCACGCAGCGCCTGCCAAGGGGGAGAGGTTTGCAGCCATCTTTAAGATCCATCCGTTAAGGCTAGCGTGTCAGTCTTCATAACACACAACCCAAAAAATAAAAAACGCGACTACCGCTTCAGTGCGCGGAAGTAGATCGTGCCTGAAGCAAGGGTTACGCTAGCGCCAGTGTTGTTGGTAAAGACGCATTGCACGCTGTTAGTCGCCGTTACAAAAGCCATCGCCGTACAGTTTTGAAGCGGGAAGCTAAAGCCAACCTCGATAAAATCACCGAACACAACGCCTGTAAGCGTGGTGCTTTGGGCACCGATGCCGCCGTTGCTGATCGTAGCACCAGCAAAGGATTGCGACACTGATAGGATCGTACCGTTTGATAGGGTGTTTAGCTTGGTTTTGTCAGCGCCCGACATGAAACCAGACACGGACGTCGTGGCGTCGGCGTGCGTGGTTCCGCCCGCTTGAGCGCCGTGCGCGTGAACGTGGTCGGATCTCGCCGCCGTGGTGCCTGTGCCTATTGCCGCCGTTCCGACATCTGCCGGAAGCGTTGATGATAGCGTGACATCAACTACGGTAGAGCTAGATAGGATATTAGTCGGGCCAGTGACATTGCCGATAAAAGAACAAGCCTTAACGGTGATGTTCGACAGCAACGCGCTTTCTTCGGTATATCCGTACTTCTGCGTACCTGCGCCTGTGTCAACGCAGCGACAGCCAACAATCATGCTACCGCTAGCCTTGGCGATGCCGCCAGAGCCGTAGCGGGCCGAGATGCCGCTATAGAGGCTAGACCCTCGCCCATTGTTGGCGCAGTAGGAGTTGGCAAGGATACCGTTTTCTGCGCCCCAGTCGATCCCCATGCCGTCGTTAGCTATGGCGCTGACGCCCATGACGACGCAGCTAACGCCCCAGACCTCAAAGCCGCCTGCCCGATAGCCGTTGCTATCCACGCCAGTTCCGTCTGTCGCTAGGCAGTTTAAGATGCCGCCGCGATTGCTACCGATCTCAATGACGATACCCGCGCCAAACGACCAGCCGTAGATGTTGACGTTCTCGAACCAGATGTCTTCGCCAAGCGACAAGATAGAACTGTTTCGGCAAGTGCCGTTGCTCAAAACCATGTTGGCTGAAGCGACCGATCCACCGCTTAAATAGGTGTAATTGGCGATGTTGATGGCTTGGTTTTGCGTCAGCGTTTTTGAGTTCTTGATGATCTCAAAGTTGGTGATGGTGCCCGTGTTGCAGCTATCAATCCCCATGCCGTATTTGTACATGTTGATGATCTGGATATCGCTGACCACAAAATCGACGATAGAGTTGAACGACAAGACGCCCGCGCTGGTGTGCGTGGTGAGGTTGTTGTCGTCCAGCGTCATGCCGTAGAGACCAACGCAGGTCGTGTCTTTCGACTTGATACAGCCATCAACGCCCGTGGATGTCCACTTCAGCGTAGTGACGCCAATGCCCGCGCCCTGCCACGTCTGATAGCTTGGCAGGGTTATGGTGCTGTCGATCTGAATGACGCCGACAGGCAGGATGTATCGGCCAGGTCCAGCAGCGGCTATGATTGCGAAGGCTGCGGAGTTTTGCGCTGCCGTGTTGAATGCGCTGACGCCGTAGGCCGCTGCGTACAGCACGCCGGGGTCGGTGTTGCGCCAAGCGCGGGTGCTTGGGTAATAGCTTAGGACGTTGTTGTTGGCAGGCGTCGTAAGCGAGACATCGCCCAAATCGTCAAGCGCGGTGTCGTACCGAGGCGCTAGCGCGGAAGCGTTGACCAGATTAGTTAGGTCAGCAAGAGAGCTTAACGCCTGCTGCGCTTTTGTGTCTGCAACTTGAACCTCTACGGACTGGCTGAAATTGGCTAGCACTTGGGCTAACGAAGCCACCTCAGATGCGTAGGGGCTTTCGACTTGAAGGTCTTCTAAGCTAGTGGCGTTGGACCCGCTACCCGTAAGCGTGAACAGGTTGAGGAAGAACCTGTACCACTCGCGAGACATAAGCCCCGTGCGAGGGTCGATGAACTCGACGCGAGGCGCGGGGATGTTGGTTATGTTCAGGACGTCAGGCATTGGTTCCACTAATGGCTAATTCGGCCCCGACAATAGAAATCTTTACGGGGTCTGTCCCTGATATCTCGTACACGCGATCGCGCAGTTTGGTTGTCATGCCAAGCCTGCGCCAGATCACGCGGGTACCATAGGCACCGATTGCGCCCATAGAGTTCCAGTGCTCGTTGGACCAAGTGTGCCCGCCATCGTCGGACCAGCGCAGCATAACTTGCGGATAGGTAGCGGCGGTACCGTCTGTCGTAACCAAAAATTCGTCTGCTTCCGTTATTAGATAATCGCCAGATTCTGTAATTAGATAATCGGCATCAACAAAATTTACGTCGTTCAAGCCGACGCCAGTTTCGCAGTCAAGTTGCAGCGTATGCTGGGCCGTGCGTTTCAGATCGTTCTGGCCGGTCGGCAGCGCCCGCCACGACCGCAACCACTTTTGCATTTGGCCGTTGTCAGAAAAGACGTCAAGATCGAAGGCGTAGACGTTGCCGTTCTCAAAATCACCAATGGCGATCTCGCCGCCGAAGGCCATTTGGCAGTTGCCACGGTGGCGGGTGAACTCGCCGTTGTACAAGCCAGCCCGCTCGGTCCAAGCGCCGGTAGCGACGTCGAAGACCCAAGTTGTGTTGGCGGTGGGGAACACCAAGACATAGAAGGCATGACCGTCTTGCTGGTAGGTGTAGGCCAGAGCGTCGCTGATGTCGCTGTACTGCTGAATGTGCCATTCGACGGCGTGGGTGCTCACGCGCTGTCCGGTATAGCCGTTGGCGCGGTAGACAACGCCCTTGCCGCGAGCGTCGCTGCCCAGCCAGAACAGGCCGTTGTCAAGTTTGGCAACCGAGTAGGCCGCAGCGCAGCCGATCTCGTTGAACGCGCCTTGGATGCGCGTCAGAGGGAAGTCGGCTAGCCCCGCGTCGTACCAAACCTCAACCGAGTTAGTGCCAAACAGCCATGCTTCGCGGTGGTCGATGATCAGCGAGACTAGGCCGTCTGGAGAACCTTCGGCGCTGGCGAAGTCTAGCGGGTCGATGGACGCGCCGTCAAAGAGGCTCGTCACCCAAATGCGTTGGCTGTTGGGTTCGTTGAACACGAAATAGCCGTCGAGATAGCCCACGGTGACTGCGCCGGGGAAATCTGGATCTGAAATATGCGCGAACTCAAGGGTGCTGGAATTGTAGATGTAGCTAGGGCCGTTGCAGGCAATGAATAGCTGGATGCCGTTGTCGGCTATAGACACAGGGCCTGTGCCTGACACGTCGCCTATCTTTGTGGCAACCCAAGCCGACGTGACTTTGTACAGTTCCGTCCCCGAAACGACATAGCCGTAATCTCCAAGGTGCCACATTCCTCGAACAGGACCAGTTCCGCAGGTCGTCAACAGCCGAAGCCCTGGCGCTCTGTTTAGGAACGCAGGTTCTTTACCGCCTTCGGGGATGACCTCTGGAAACAGATTGACCATGCGATTGTCCGCAGCATTTACGCTGCGGGCCACATAGGTTGATCCGAGGATGGGGGACTTCATGGGGCGGGGTCCGGTGCGATGAACTCGTTCAGCACTGTATCATAGATCATGCCTATTCCAGCATACCGACCACGGAATTTGCTGTTGTAGCTTGTCTGAACCCACCGTGCAGGCTCAAGCCCGCGAAGGGTGTCGAAGTCCTCAAGCCACTTGATGCCGAGTTGTTCGTTCTCTGGCGTCCTTAGAATAGCGTTATCAACCACGATAATTTCAATAACGACATTGGCTGCGTTTAAACGTGCAAAGTGTGCCATTACGCCCTCGCTCGAACGCGGATGATGACTACGCCGGAGCCGCCAGAGGCGCTAGTAGACGAATTGCCGTTAGAGTGCGAACCCCCGCCGCCGCCGCCGGTATTGGCCGTCCCTGCAACACCAACACCCGCTGCGTCTGTTCCGGTAGACGCGCCATCACCACCGCCGCCAACACCACCGGTTCCTATTGTACCGCCCGTGGCTAGGAAGCTACCGCCGCCCCCGCCGCCGCGTGTTACAGCGGTTCCGGTGATGGTGGATGATACGCCAGCGCCACCGTTTCCCCCAGCTAAGGCTGTTCCAGCAGTACCCGCTGCGGATGCTCCGCCGCCGCCGCCGCCGCCCGCAACACCGGTTCCAAATCCGTTTCCGCCAGCAAATCCTTGTCCAGTTGTTCCCGCAGCCCCAGCAACATTTCCCCCAAGAATTAATGAACCGCCGCCCCCAGAGCCGCCCACCCGCGCCACAGTTGCTGTTGTGTCTGAATATGCGCCGCCGCCGCCGCCACCCGTAGCGGTGATTGTTGCAAAAACGCTATTGTTGCCGTTATTGGAAACAAGACTTTGATTGTTTCCTGTAAACGCTTGGCCTGCGCCGCCTGCACCAACGGTAACGGTGTAGGTTTGGGGTGTGGTGACAACACCCTGTTCTAAATATCCGCCCGCGCCACCTGCACCAAACGTCTGACCGCCCGCCCCACCCCCCGCAATCACCAACGCCCTAACAGCGCCCGTAGACGCCACCGTAAACGTGCCAGAGGCGTTGAAGGTGTAGACGTCGTAAGCGCCGTCAGCAACGGCGGGAACTGAGGCGGAGGCGATAATGGTTGTGGCAACCAAACCAATAGGTGTAAATCCTGCGTGTGAATAAATATTGTTGGATATAGTTGCCGAAGCTTGGCTAATAAAGCTTGACCAAATAGGTGTCCAAGCAACGCTATAATCAGGCAGATAAGTAGAAATATTTTGTTGATTAAGAATAACAACATTGTTTTTTAAAACGGTAATAAGGGAACCGGCATTAAATATTTCTAATTTAAATCCAATAACATCTCCAATTGTAGCCGTGTTAAGCCCAGTAACTAAATTTCCGCCGCCCGCCAATAAAACTCCAGTTGCAGGGTTGTATGCCACACTATTAGCAACAGCGCCTACTCTTCCGCCGCTACTGCACACAAATGTAGATAATCCCACGCCTAAAGTTTGTTGAACGGTTGAACGAACAGTAAACTCCCAATACCAATAATTTGTTGTATTTGGAATTGTTGACGCGGATGCTTTTGCAGATCTAGTAGCATTTGTTGGGCTTGTGGCAGTAAGGTTATTGTCTGAAAAAACCACACCTGCCGAAGCCGAAGCAGTGTCAAAGGTCAGCGGCACAAGGGAAGCGCCGCCCTTTTTATTTCCGCTCATATTCTGCGAGACCATGCCAACGGGCCCGTAAGGGGCCTGCCGGTTCATCATCTTTTGAGCAATAACGGCGGTGTTATTTTGCATTTTAGTACGCGTAGCCTTCGATACGAAACACGATGCCGGTATTGGTCACGCCAATAGCAACCCATACGCTTTCCGTGCTGGAAAGAATAAACGGTGCCGCGTCGCTGTAACCAAAATCAATGGCCGTTTGGGCAGTCGTGGCCGCAACGGTATATGCCGACATCAAGACGGACTTGATAAACCGCTTAGTCGTGCCGCCGTCAGAAGAAACATATAGCTGCAATTCGGTCGCTGTGACCGTAGCCCGTGCCAGTGCGGTAATCTTCTGAATACGCGCACCATTAGTTTGGGCGGCGAGAAGCTGCACTGAGTTGGTTGGGGTATCGGTGTAAGTCGTGTTTGCCGTGGTGGCTACCGCAGTTGATGCGATAGGCGTTTGAGGCGTAACAATTGAGTTTGGCGTGACGGCCATGATTTAGCTCCTAAAGTGCCGCCGCGATGGCGAAAACAGTTGCAAGAGTAACACCGCCACCAGACGGCGCAGATGACGTCCATGCGGTGCCGTTAGATGTCAGGACATTTCCGTTAGCGCCTGGAACCGTTAGGCCCGTGCCGCCGTAGCCTGCGCCGATTGTGCCCGCATCGCCCGAACCCAGCAAAGAGACGCCGCCAACCGTTTTAATGTTGGTGCCGCTGACAAGCGCGGCTTGCTTGCTGTTGAAAGTTGTCCAGTCGGTGCTGGTCAAGTAGCCATTAACAGAAGTAGTAGCCGCAGCCATGCTAATGGCAGGGTTTGGCCCACCGCTGGATACCACAGGGGCAGTTCCAGTTACCGAAGCAACGCCGCCGCCAGAAGGTGCGGAAGAAACCCACGCGCCTGCGCCGTTAGAAGTAAGCACGTTACCAGATGTGCCGGGGGTCGTTAGACCGGTGCCGCCGTTCGCTGCATTTAGTGTCCCTGCAAGCGTAACGACGCCGGTAGTGTCCGTGCTGGGTGTAAAGCCTGTGGTGCCTGCGCTAAACGATGAAACGCCGCTGCTGCCTGACGGAGCCGCCATTACAAAGCCCGTGCCCGTCGACGTAAGAACGTAACCCGACGTGCCCGGTGACGTAAGCCCCGTGCCGCCGTTGGCGACCGCGACGGTGCCCGACAAGTTGGTTGCAACGTAGCCAAGGCAGTTAGCCAGATTGCCCGACGCAGGCGTACCCAACGCAGGGGTTACAAAGGTAGGTGAGGTGAACAGCAGCGTGTTGGTTAGCTGCTTGGTGACGCCGCCCTGAACAATGGCAAACAGGTCTGTGCCGGCAGCGGATGTCGCGACGGGGAGACCACTGATCTTAACATTAGCCATAATCAGTAGTTCCCTGCGAAGATGTTGAACCGCTGGCGAGTGCCGACGATGCTGTACGGCAGCGACATAATGTCGTCAGGATTGTTGATGCGCTTGAGGTTTCGTTTAGACGTCATAGCGATCCGTGAGACTTGCGGCGATGGCTCGACACCAAACTCAGCCGCGATCTCGCAAGCCAAGTTGTAGCGGAACGCCCGCAGATAGCCTGGCGGAAACGTCAAGTCGGTGAACAGCGTGGCGGGCTGGTCTAGCTCTGTGACCGAAATGAAGTGCCACTCCAGCGCCTTGGTAGGCACGGGATAGACGTACATGTCGATGTTGGGGTAGTCCATGTTTATCCACATGACCTGTGGAAAAGTGCTGGTTACGGACTTAACGGCGATGCCGTCGTACTGCTGCTGATTGATGATCTTGATGCCATACGAGATCCCAGTGGTTGGGTCTTTGAAGTAGGTCGAGTCATCAAGCTGAACTGGACGGTTGCCCGCAAAGTCGCCCGTAGGGCCGAGTGTGCGGTGAACCTGATTGTTGGGCCACGTAAAGATTTGATCTTGGGTCGAGAAGGTCGAGAGCCGCTCAGTGTTCCACGAATCAATCATTTGGTTCATGGCGGCGAGGGCGTCGTCAGACGTAGCGGCAGACGGAACTTCACTTTCGGCAAGCATACCGATCAGCCGCAAAGCGCCGTTTATCAGTTCGCCTGCCGTGGTCATATTAGGCCCCTGCGGTTAGCGGAGGTCGTCCGCGTCTTTTCACTTCTAGACTATTAGCAGAAACTTCGGGTTCGATAAAGGCTTCAGGGTCGTACACCGACCATCCGAGCTTTTTGTCGTGTTCAACTTCCATCTCAAGCGTAGCAATTTTGGTCCCGT